TGATGCGTCTGTTTTCTCAGTATTACTTGACTTAAACGCTGCGGTAACCGACAACTTACAATTCAATATAGATAGAAGTATCCAAGAAACTGTATTACAATACGCTCAACAAAAATCATCAATTTATAATATCGCTAGAACTTACGGATTAAAAATTCCTAATTTTGATTCTAATAATACATTAATTAATTATACTATTGTAAAAAGAGAAACCGTTGTTAACGGATTAACTAAAGTTTACAAAAGAGTTATTACAGCAAATGATGTAAAACCATTTTATGAATTGTTTTTACCTGATAAAAATGTTTTAGGTGTTACAAGTGTTTTATTAAAAGATGGAACACAATACGCGAATGTACCAACAACTCAAGAATTTTTAGGTTTAGATAATAGATGGTATGAAGTACAAGCTTTGGCTGAAGATAGAGTATTTGTTGAAGACCCTACAAAAGTATCTGATAATCCAGGTGTAAAAGTAGGTAGATATCTACAAACAAGTACTAAATTTATTACTGAATTTACACCTGAAGGATTTTTAAAGATGACTTTTGGTGGAGGTACACAATCGGCTGATGAACAATTAAGAGAGTTTGCTCGAAATGGGTATCAACTAAATCTGTACAAATATTCAAATAATTTTGCTTTAGGGTCGACTTTAAAATCTAATACAACATTATTTGTTCAATATCGTGTTGGTGGAGGTACATCAACTAATTTAGGTGTTAATGTAATAACACAAATTGGTACAGTTTCTTTTTATGTTAATGGACCTTCAGAAAATATTAATACTTCAGTAATAAATTCTTTACGTTGTACAAATGTAACTGCTGCAATCGGAGGAGCAAATAATCCTACAACAGAAGAAGTACGAAATTATGTAACTTATAATTTTGCGGCTCAAAATAGAGCGGTTACTGTAAATGACTATGAATCTATTATAAGAAATATGCCTTCACAATTTGGAGCACCAGCGAAGGTTGCGATTGTTGAAGATAATAATAAAATAAAAATAAAAATGTTATCTTTTGATAATACAGGAACTTTGACTGAAGTTATTTCTAATACATTAAAAAATAATGTTGCGAATTACCTATCAAATTATCGAATGATTAATGATTATATTTCTATTGAAAGTGCTAATGTGATTGATTTATCGGTTACAGTTGATGTTGTTTTAGACAATAGTCAAAATCAAGGTAGTGTCATATCTCAGATAATTAATATTGTATCAGAATTTTTTAGTCCTGCGGTTAGAAACATGGGTGAAAACATATATATTTCTGATTTAAGAAGATATATACAAGATGAAAATGGAGTTATCTCTGTTACTAATATTTTATTTTTTAATAAGGTCGGAGGTCAATATTCGTCTTCTCAAACATCTCAATCGTATTCAGATAGTACAACTAAAGAAATACAACCAGTTGATGATACAATATTTGCAGAACCAAGTCAAACCTATCAAATTCGGTTCCCAAATAAAGATATTAATATAAGAGTTAAAAATTTATCTACTGTTAATTTTTCTTGATAATTTATTTATTATAATAAGTTAGTATCTTTTTATGAAAATTGGGTAATAAACTATTTATCAAAAAAAAGATATAATGTCAAATTCATATAGGATTAGAACACAAGTTGGTGTTGATAAATCAATTAAGGTAAATTTAGAACAAGAGTTTGAATCTCTTGAAATTTTATCTTTAAAAATATTACAATCAGACATTTACGCTAGACAATGTTCAGATTATGGGGTAATTGTTGGTAGAATTACTGCTAACAATGGGTATGGTATACCAAATTGTAAAGTTTCTATTTTTATACCTTTAACAAGTGAGGATGAAGTTAATTTAGTAACAACTGAACTTTATCCATACAAGACATTATCGGAATTAAATGATGATGGTATTAGATATAATCTTTTACCATATACACAACAACATGGAGGTCACGTACCAACAGGAACATTCCCAACGAGAGAAGATGTTTTAACAAATCCTCAAGTTCAAGAAGTATACGACAAATATTATAAGTATAGTGTTCAAACCAATGAAAGTGGTGACTATATGATATTTGGAGTACCGGTCGGGAATCAAACATTACATGTTGATATTGATTTATCAGATATTGGTGAATTTTCATTATCACCTCAAGATTTAATTCGCACAAGTAATACAACAGAAGGAAAAGTTAATGGTACACAATTTAAAAGTTCAAATAACTTAAGTGATTTACCTCAAATTTTAACAATAAATAGAACTGTAGAAGTTGAACCTTTGTGGGGACAACCTGAAATTTGTAATTTAGGTATTACAAGAACTGACTTTGATATTTTAGAAGAGTTTGGAATTAAGATTGAACCTTGTGCAATATTTTTAGGGTCTATTTTTTCAAATAGTGATGAATATGTTCAAAAACAAAATTGTAAGGTAAATAAAAATTTGGGGGATAAATGTGCATTAACAACAGGACCTGGGGAAATTTTAGCGATAAGACAAACCATTTACAGAGATTCTAATGGAAGACCAATTTTAGAATCACACACATTAGAACAAGGTGGTAAATGTATTGACGAAAATGGTGCGTGGTTGATTAATTTACCTATGAACTTGGATTATATATATACTAATGAATATGGTGAAAAAAGTATTTCGACTGACCCTAAAATAGGGTTACCGACAAAGGCTAAATATAGATTCAAAGTAAAGTGGTCACAGCCACCAAATTTATCAGATTCTGTAAGAAGAGCCTATTTTTTAATTCCGAATATAAAAGAATGGGGATGGGACGCACAAGAAGACCCTTTTTCAGATGGTTATACAGACCCGACATATCTTGAGAACTTTTTTATTACTAACTGTAATCCACCAGATTCAGTTAGTTTGGATAATGGGTATTATAAAGCCGCAAAGGCTTCATACGCATTTAGTTTAGATTGGTTAGATTATGGTCAAAGGGGTAGTAATGGTAATTTAACAACAATTGGATTACAAATGGTTGAGGAAGCTATAAAATGTGAGGATAGATTTTATGAAATGTCTTATAATAAAGTATATTCAGTATCACAACTTATGTCTGAATATGCTAAAGGACCTGCCAACAAAAGATATATTGCAATTAAAGAAATTACTAGTTCTGAATGTGTTGGTCCTGTAAATACTCCACCGGCTACGGATGTTCAATATAGACCGAGTGCGTTATATGGTTTAGCGAGTTATTTTCTAAGAATAATTTCAATAATATTATTTCCAATTATAGTAGTTTTTCACATTGTAAAAGCTATTTTAACACTATTTTTAGCACTCGTTATTTTTATCCAATTTATAATTTGTGAACTTGCTGGTATTGAAATTTTGGGAGTATCTCCATTTGGATTTTTAAATGAACCGTGTGATAAATTAACTGAATTTAGAAATCAATTAGAAGAATTACTTTTTGATGGTTTTACTTTAAATTTACCACTTTATTTACCTGGAGAATGTGAGTTTTGCGATTGTTCGATTTCAGATTCAACAGGTGAGGATGTATCAAATGCACCTGGTGTTTCAGACGCTTTAAATAATACTAATGTATCGTGTTTATCTAAATTTTACTCACCATCTACATTTGAAAATTGTTTACCGTATCCTAGTTATGTAAAATTTTTATTTTCAGGTAATCAATCACAAAATAATGGAAGTGCTACCGCACATGCCCCAACATTACAAGAATTAGATGACAATAATGTTTTTTTCACATCAAGTTTAACAATACCTGAAAGACTTAATTTATTTAATACTAAGGCGAAATATTTTGATGAAAGTGGAGATAATCCTGGAGGTGGATGGAATAGAATTAAAGTTTCATTTGATGTTAACCAAAATGACCCAAACACACAATGGCACTTAGATAATGTGGTTGCTTTAGTTATAAATCCAGTTTGTGATTTGGATTTATCAATTGGAAATTTACTTTCATTTCAAAATTTAGAACAATCAAATGACCCAAATCTATATGAAGGTCCGTTAAATAGTTATGGTAATAATTCTGTAACAGGTACCCCAATAGGTACTCTTATATCTGTTGGTGAGACTGAATTTTACCAAACTAACGTTAATTTAACTTGGGCTAAACCTGATGGTTCGGGTAATAATTCGACAATTTATACTATTAATCAAGATTCAAACGATGTAAATTATTTAAAATTCCCAACAGATGTTGAATATTTTCAAATTATACATAAATCAACAGTACAAAATTTTATTGATAATAGTGACCCTAATAACCCAGATTCATTCGCTAATAGATTTTTAAATAATTATAATGTGATTATTAAACTGAATGATACTCAAGGGGAAACCCGTACATCTTATCATTCACCATGTGCTACTGATTTTTTAAATCAAATTGTTGTTTTTGTAGTTCGTGGAGTTGACCCTAATTCTTCGAGAGTAAATTGTCAAATAGATTTAAGTAGGTTATATGGATTTAATACCGATTTTTTAACAACTTGGGGTAACTCTTCCTATGTCATACAGGAAGATTTAAAATTAAATATACCTGTACAAGGAAGTTTTAAAAATGTAAGACATAGTCCGTTATTAGATAACACAACTATAGACCCGTATAGTGGTATTCATTTATTTTATGATTCTTTTCATTTTCAACCAGATACAACATTATTTCAAAATTATCAGACAAATTATCCTTATTTTTATTCTAAAATTGATAATAATAACACCGCCAATTCACCAATTCAAGCGAGTACGTCATCATCTTATGGTTTAAAAATTGTCAATACAAATGGATTTTGTAAAGAACTTTATTATTTGGCGCAATCTTCACCAAATATTTGGATAACTACTCCACCACCATCATCATCACCAACTCCTGATTTACAGTATAATTATCCTAATACACAATCCCCTTCAACTTTAGGATATGGTAGAAACCGAGGATATTATTTAAATGAAATTGTTGAAGGTAGTGGTTTATTATATTTAAATGACAATAATTCATTTTATGTGGATTGGCTCGGAACACCTATATTAGAATTTCCGTCAACACCTGATTTTTCAAATCCATTAGTTCCGGCTTATGCTGACATTTATTATTTTTCAGAAAGTTATTCAACAACATCAACAATGACGTTCACTTTGAATAATATTGGAAATGAAAGAAGAATGGTTATGAGGTCGGATAGATTACCAACATCAACCATTCAAGAAAATAATGGTAATTATAGTTACCCTTTGTTCATTAATAAAAATTTATATATTAAAATTGTTTCGGATAATGGAGTTTCTTTACCATTTAGTTCCGAATTCCAAGTTACTAATTTTAGTGGTAATAGTGTTGCTTATAATGAGGATTTATCCGATATATCTTCATCAGTAAGTAATTTTGATGGGGCGATTAATTCATTTACTTGTGCGGGTGCGGTACCTTCGGATTGTTATCAAGAAAGTTCTGATGGATATATACAAGTATTACCCACAGATAATCCATGTAATACAATACATCCTCTTGGTGTTCCTCCAGCTCTCATTGTTGAAAATGGTTGTTATACATTAGTAAGATATCCTATTCTTTCTCTTTTAAGTGATATAAAATATCTTTTTGAATGGTCATTTAGAGTTAGACAAGGCTTTATAGCTTGTTATGGAATATTTAATCATGTGTTTACAAATAGTTGGCTCAACGGTAGTTTATTTGCATTCCCATTTTCAAATAATGTTTTATTTACAAGTAATTTTGGTAACCAAGAATCTGGAGAATTACCACCAAACTCACCATATAATTGTTATTGTAAACATACTATTTTTTTGGACATAGATACTAATAATC